AAGATCTCAGGCATAGTTGGCCCAGGTCCGTAGATGTATACTCTGGTGACTTGGTAGCTCATGATTGTTCTCCTTCTTTCTTGGGTTGTTGTTCGAGAGCTGCTAGCTCCCATGGACACTCGGCCTCAATGTCGAGACAGACGCGGACTGGTTCTTCTTCTTGCTTACTCATCGGTTGCTCCTTCTGTTCTTGTAACTGGGTAGTGCCATGATGAGGGCTCTCACCTCGTCAAACGGGTCGTGACCTGGCCAAAGCTCACAGAACTCATGGAAGATGGCGGGCATGGCCCAGTCCTCGTTGGGGAATGCTGCTACCGCTTTCGCGGCTACTTCGTCATGGATGGTATTGCGCATGGAACGCTCCAAAGGTGACAAGTTTTGTGCAAACTTGGTGTGGTTTTATGCGAAGCTCCAGCCTCCCCAGGAGTGGAGAGACCAGAGATATCGCATGGTTAGGGTGGATGTGGTGTGTCCTGGTGGACGTTATCCCTGGGGTGGGACTACTTAAGGAACGACACCGCAGCTACGTGCATTGGATGCCACTCTTGCCCCTGAAGCCACTTGATGTGACAAGCCTGATGACGGATCCACGTTCCCTTGTACTGAGGTGACCCGTCCTGCTTGAACCCGAGTAGCTTGCCATTGTGGTAGACCGCAACCTCGCCCTGTTGAACGACCTTCCCGCAGGTGCAAGCCTTCTGGCCCTCCCGTGGTGGATACTTCGCGACCCAAGCCTTAGGTAACTTAGCCGGCCCAAGCTTCCAGGCACGCTTTCGCTTGATGATTCCAAAGGTAAGAAACGACATTAACTTTCTGAGCATATCACTCACTCCTTGTTAAAGATTCATTTCTCCCTCTCATAACATTTTGTTTTTATTTCTTTCTCTCTCCCTCTTTTCCCTCCCTCTTAGAGGCCCCCCCTCCCCCTTTATTAACTTAGTAAAAATAAACAGAATCACCTCTACGAATCTTTCCCCATTCCGGACTTAATGCGTTGCGTTATATATAAGGAGAGAGAGATCATAACACCCCCCCTCGGCTGTGCATGTCATCGCCGCCAGTTTCCTAGACTGGTATTGTGTTACACCGGATTGCTAGTTCCGGGGCGGTCTATGGAATCTTACGGGGTCTCAGTGGGGACACATGTATGTCTGTAACTGGTAAGGCATAAACCGCTGCGCGTCCGCTTTTAGGTGGTCCCTTGCGGGCCATAGCGTCTACTCCGTAGCGGTGGATTAAGTGGGGTACTGCTATGATAGAGTATGCTTGTCCCGGGGGCAACTAGTCGATAGAGTTTTCTCATGCACGTAGAAATCCCCATTTCAATACTGATACTTAGCGAAGAAGAGAAAGCAAAGGCCGATGCCCGACGCAAAGAGAAAGCGCGCCCAAGGGTCGTACAGCATCCATGGGAAGAAGCCCCGGATAGTCCAGACAAAAGATAAGCATAAGCTCTGGGATGACCTCTTCTCTATAACGGAGAGTCAGATATCCATCCTCAAAGAGCGGGTGGACTTGAACCAGGAGCTCGACGACAAAGACATGCGCAAGCTCGATGGTTGCTTCAATGGGATGAAGAGACTGCTCGAGATCGAGAACCAACTGAAATCAGACTTCATCGCCTCAATGACAGACGAGGAATTGGTGAAGCTCGCGAAGAAGGCAATAAGGGAGCGGAAGAATGATCAGGAAGTATGAGCCCATCGACGAGGATTTCCTCTACCACTCATGGCTGCACTCAGTGAAGTGTCCAACCAAGATGGTGACCTCCATGACACGTCGAGTCATAGATGATGTGATAGAGCAGGGTAACATCCGGGTGTTCTGCCCCGACGACGACCCAGATCATATCATCGGCTGGATGGCCTACGGGAAGATTGAACACACCCCACTTCTCCATTTTCTCTTCGTTAAGAAGGACTTTCGGATGAATGGCCTCGGAACCGAGCTCATTAGGAGCGTTTATCCTGATTTAGAGATGACTATCTTCTGCACCTTCTGGTCGTTTCACATGCAACAATTGAATGCTCGTAAGAGATGGAACGCAAAGTTCGTTGGGAATTTACTTCCGACAGTGGTCTTTGATATCATGTCAAGAGAGAATGGGAGACGTGAGGAGCAGCATGGCCCGTAAAGTTACCAGTTTGCCGACAGTAACGTTGACGAGTAGGGAGATACTCGAGGCGGTAGCTGTTCGCATGGGTACCAGGAAAGGGCCAACTGACGCTCAGAGAAGAAAGAAGAGAAGTCATGCGCTGAGTATGACGAGCTCTTTATTCAAGGAGCAGCTCGATCTCATCTCTGACACGAGCAGAAGGAAGGCGGCTATCTGTAGTCGGCGTAGTGGTAAGAGCTACGCGGCTGGTCGCTACCTAATCAAGGAGGCCCTCGATGATGAGGGCACGACGTGTGTATACATTGCCAGGACCAGGGAAGCTGCCAAACGTATCTTGTGGTCCTCTTTAAAAGAGGCTAACCAGAAGTATCGTCTAGGGATCAAGTTTAACAATGCGGATTTGATTGCGACCTTTCCCAATCGTAGTCAGATCTTGTTTACTGGTGCCAATGATGCCTCAGACGTGGATAAGCTGCGTGGGGCAGCTTTCTCCTTAGCCGTCCTTGACGAGGCAGCTTTCTTCAACATCGACTTGAAGGAGCTCGTTAACGAGGTCTTAACGCCCGCGTTACTCGACAGGGACGGCTCTCTGGTGATGATCTCCACACCCAACAGTGCATGTACTGGGTTCTTCTACGACATCACCGAGAAGGGTACGTACAACTTCTCAATTCACAGGTGGACAGTAAAAGAGAACCCTTACATGCGACATGCTATCAGGGCCATCGAAGATGATATTCGAAATGGGATCTTGAACCCCTCCGAGCCATCCTTCAAACGAGAGTACCTCGGACTCTGGGTCCGCGACGACCAGGACATCGTCTATCCCTATGGTGAGCATAATCTGTTTGAAAAAACCCCAGAAGGTGATGACTGGGAATACGTCCTCGGTATTGACCTTGGCTATCATGATGCCACTGCTTTCGTGGTAGCGGCCTGGTGTTCAGACCATCCTCACCTTTATTTACTCGATGAGTATAAGCAAAGCAAAATGCTGGTCTCTGACGTCGAGGATAAAATACGAGCATTTATGCGGGACTATGAGTTCAACTCTATCGTGATGGATACGGGTGGTGGCGCATCAAGGATGGTTCTCGAGACATTCAAGGAACGGTCAGGCCTTCCTGTTAAGCCCGCAAGGAAGACGGGCGATAAGGTTGGAATGATTAAGATGATGAACTCTGACCTCAATACTGGGATCATCAAGGCACACAAGGACATGGAGCTGCTCAAAGAGTGGGATAAGCTCCAGTATAATAAGGCCAAGACTGCCGAAGATAAAAGATACGATAACCACCTCTCTGACGCAGCGCTCTATGCGTGGGCCGAAAGCCGTAACTGGTTGTTCGAAGAGAAGACTTTGGGGCCTGAAAAGGGCTCAGAGGAGTGGTTCAAGAAGCTTGAGGATGACATGGAGCAACATCTTCTTGATAGAGATGAGCATGACAAGTATGATCAAGACCTATGGGGGATTGGGTATTCGGACCAAGAACTCTGGGTGAACTAGGAGCAGATAAATGAGTGAGCAGCCTACACCAACTACAAAGAAGCTGAAGAGCATGCTGCGCATGCTGACTGAGCATGGCGTCGCCCGCTACAAGGACGCCGAGGTAGAGATTGAATTTAGCGGCTTTATGCCAACGACGTTTGATGATGAATCAAAAGAGTTCGATATGTCGGACTATGAGCAACCCGGTGCATCCAAGACAGAGCCCATTAGGGAAATGACCGAGGATGAATACTTGTGGTGGAGTGCGGATAATACATCATGAAATATGGCGTATTCGGAGAGACGTTCTGGTGGCAGGTTGAGCAAGATCCTCATTCTGCTGTTTCCAAGTTTGTGGACGTTCTCCGCAACGACCAAGACAATTTCTATACGGAGTGCATGACCCACCGTGGGTTGTATAACGGTAGGTCTCCGCACTCTCGTCTCACTGGTGGTTCTCAATACTACACCACTGCTCGCCAGCCACAGCTGACCTTCAACATCGTCCACTCTATCTGTCAGGCAGCTTCCGCAAAAATTTCGAAGCATCGTCCAGCCATCAGCTTTCTCACCGAGGGCGGGAACTTTACTCAGAAGAGTAAGGCGAAGATGTTCAATAAGTTTATCCAGGGCATCTTCAACGAAGTAGAGGCTTACCCGATTGCTCAGCGCTCCTTCCTTGATGCGTGCATTAATGGGACAGGGATCATCAAGATCTTCACTGAGTTTGGAAAGGTGAAGCTAGAGAGAGTTCCTCTCTATGAGATGACTGTCGATCCCCTAGAAGTCGATAATGGGTATCCCCCTCGCCAGCTCTTTCAGACAAAGAGAGTGTCTCGCTTTGTTCTTGCTGAAATGTTTCCCGAGAGCAAAGACGCCATCATGGGCGCTGATGAAGATCGTGATGACGAGTATACTCAAAACGATACTCGAACCAGTGACATGATTCTTTGTCACGAGGCGTGGCATCTCCCCTCTGGCCCAAAGGCTAAGGATGGGAGACATCTGATTTGTGTCGATAATGCGACTCTTCTCGATGAGCCATGGGAGAAGGATTACTTCCCCTTTGTATTTATCCGCTGGACCGAGAACCCTGCTTCATTTTGGGGCAACGGTCTCACCAGGGAGGTCAAAGGGATACAGGTAGAAATTAACAAGCTGCTCGCTCGAATCCAAGAGCAGATGCACCTTGCAACCCCAAAGGTCTTCATTGAGGACAGCTCCAAGATTGTCCAAACGCATCTGAATAACAGGGTGTGGGGAGCGATTAAATATCGAGGTACTCCGCCACAGTTCTTTGTTCCTCGAGCTGTATCTGGCGAGATGTTCTCTCACTTGGACCGACTAGTAGATAGGGCTTACGAGATGACTGGTATCTCTCAGCTCTCCGCGCAATCAAAGAAACCAGTAGGATTAGAGTCGGGCCGAGCTCTTCGAGAGTTTTCCGATATTGAGTCAGAGCGATTTATGGTTGTTGGTCAGGCTTACGAGAAACTCTTCACGGATGTTTCGAAGCAGATCATCCGACTCGTCTCTCAGGGCGGGTCGTACGTCTCAAAAAGCTATGACATGACGAGTGGCATGGAGCGCATTAAGTGGTCTGATATCGATCTCGATGAGGACCAGTATGTGATGCAGGTCAAACCGATTGGCTCCTTGCCTCAGACCCCAGCGGCCAAACTGTCGTCGGTTGCGGAGATGACGCAGAATGGTCTCTTTACTCCGGAAGAGGCTCACCAGCTCTTAGACTTCCCTGACCTGGAGAAGTCGAACAAGCTCAAGACAGCTCATATTGATGTCATCGATATGATGATTGATGAGATCCTTGAAAAAGAAGAGTGGCATCCCCCTGAACCATTTATGGATTTGGAGTTTGGGATTCAGCGATTCCAGCAGGCCTACAACTTGGCCATCATTGAGAAGGCCCCAGAGAATAGGCTTGAACTCATGCGCAGATGGATTGAAAAAGCGCTGACAATAATCGAGCATGGTATGGCTCCAGAAGGTGGACCACCGGGCGGACCAATGCCGGGACCAATGGCGCCAGGACCAATGCCGCCGGGGGCAATGCCACCAGGAGCAATGCCAGGGGGACCAATGGCCCCACCAATGCCGGGAGGAGGAATGGGAATGAACCCGCCTCCTCAATTGCCGCAAGGTGAATTAATGCCAGCAGGAATCCCGACTGGCTTAGCATAGGAGCAATAGATGGAAGACGCAGCACAAGAAGCACCCGCAGTACCCGCACCTGCACCCTCTGCCGAGCCAGAGATGCCGGAGACTTTTAATATCTTCTCGGAGGATGCGGCCCCAGTAGCGGGACAACCCCAGGCCCAGACCGAGGAGCCCAAGAGAAGCAAAGCGTTTCTCGAGAAGGTTGCCGCAGATAAGGCTAAGCGATCTCAAGAGATCCAAGCGAAAAAGCATCAGGCTGAGCTCTCTCAGCGGGACCAGCAGATCCATCAGATGCAGGGGAATAAAGACCTGCTTCAGCGAAACCCGGACGAGTACTTCAGACAGCAAGGGGTGGACCCTGCCCAGTTCTATAATCAGTGGACCGAGCAGAAGATTAATCCCCAAGCTGGCACCTCCATGGAGAGTCAGATTAATCGGACCCAGATGGAGCTCGCTAAGCTTCGGTCTGAGGTGCAGCAAAGAGACCAGTCTCACCAGCAGCAAATCCAGGATGTCGAAACAAGGCAGAGTGTCAAGAAGTTCGTTGGCGATATCGAGCAGTTCTCCGCAAACAACCAGGAATCTTATCCTATGGCCCGAGAGAACTGTACTGCTCGCGACGTAGCTCAGGGGATTGCAAAGTATTACCAGAAGACTGGGCAACAACTAACTATCGAAGAAGCATTCCAAAAGATTGAGAGCGGATTGGCTGAGCATCAGAGAAAACTCTACACTGACCCGAAACATGTAGAACGTTTTCGCCGCTATAACTCGCAGCCTGTAGCATCGAATAGAGTGAAGGGACCACAAGCAACCCTGTCCAGTAAGTGGGGCGAACAGCCTACACGAAAAGACCCCGAGGACATGTCCTTCGAAGAGATTCGAGAGATGTACAAGGGGAAACTCTTCACTTGAATTAAGGAAGGAGGGGAGCAATGGCTTCCTTTAACTTAACGAACTTCGATGCGGCCATGAAGCACATGTACCCGTATAAGAAGGTCGAGAACCTCGTATACAAGAACAATCCGTTGTTTGCGATGATCCCAAAGGAAACTACGTTTCCTGGGCGAAACGCAACTTATGCAGTTGAGTACGGCATGACCACTGGTCGTAGTGCTGATTTTCAAACTGCTCAGAACAACCGTGGCGGTACTAAGCTCGAAGACTTCGTTGTCACTCGAGTGAAAGACTATGCGGTGGTCAGTGTTGATAATGAGACGCTTCTTGCTGCCGATGGTAGCGAGGGTTCTCTGCTTGACGTTGCCAAGGCAAAGACTGACTCAGCCCTTCATGTGCTTTCTCGCACAATGGGCCGAGACATTTTCCGCAGTGGTACCGGCTCTATCATGAAGCTTGCTGCTAGTGGTGCTGTTTCCGGGAGTGTTGTTACACCGTTGACTGCTGCTGGAACCATCCAGGTTGAAGTTGGAATGCGTCTGAAGGGAAGTGCTACCGATGGCAGCGCTCTCTATGATGGTGTCCTGACTGTTGAAAGTGTTGACCGTACTGCCAACACATTCACCACAACAATTGCCCCTGGAACTGCAATGGCGTCACTCGGAAACGATGACTTCTTGTATGTCGAGGGTGATGCTGCTGATGCTGGAGCTAACATCAAGATGTCAGGTCTTGATTCTTGGCTCCCATCAACGATTGCTTCGTCTGGTGATTCTCACTTCGGTGTTAACCGCTACACTGACTCAACTCGTTTGGGTGGTCAGCGACAAGCTGTAGTCTCTGCTTCTATTCAGAACACTCTCATCAATGCCGCCGTTTTGGTTGCTCGTGAGGGTGGTCGTCCTGATGCAGTGTTTATCAATCCAACTGATTGGGCCGAGCTCGCGATTGACCTCGAAGGTCGTGCTCTTGCAGCTCAGAGCTATAACCGTCGTCGTTATGACAACGGTGACGATATGGCTCAGTTTGGCTTTGCAACTCTTCAGCTTGCCACACCTGCTGGCATGGTTGATATCGTTGCCGACCACAACTGCCCAATCAATGTCTGCTACATGCTCCAGCTTAACACCTGGAAGTTCAAGTCTCTCGGACCAGCTCCGCGTCTTCTTGACTTCGATGGCTTGAAGGGGATTCGCCAAAGTAACGAAGACGGTGTTGAGTACCGTTGGGGTTACTACGGAAACCTCCTCTGCACGGCTCCTGGCTTTAACTGTCGCGTAGCGCTGGCGTAAGGAGAATATCATGGCTTTTGTCCAAACACTTGGCGGAACCGAGCAAGTTATGATTGCTGGTTCTTTTGACGATGACTGTAGCACTGTTCGTGGCACCGGATTTTCTGTTGCTGTTGCTAGCGGTGTTTTCACGGTTACTCTTGACCGTGCATACAATGGACTCATCTCCTGCACGGCAACTGTTATGAACGCAACCAGTGCTTCTGGCGAGTCGTTGATTGCAGCACTGAAGTCACACAGCATTACAGATGGAACCACTGGTGGAACTATCGTTTTTGAAACGATTGATGACACTGGTAACATTGAAACCACTCCAACAGCTGGCACTGAAGTTCACTTCACTGCTGTTCTTGATGTGGATACCTGATAATTCTTAGGTGAGGGGGCTTAGCCCCCAATCCTTCAGGAGTAGCAAATGCCAAAACAAGATGTTCTTGCAATGATGCTTGGTGAAGGTGAGCCACTTCCTCCCGAAGGTGGGGAAGAGATGTTGCCTGAGGAGCCAGGTGGTGGTGGTGAGCTAGAAATGGCTTTCAACGATGCAGCAAGTTCAGCAGCAGCCGCAGCTAGAGAAGGTGATGACGCAGCATTTTCTGAGTATCTTTACGATGCAATCGCAATCTTTATGGAGAAGGATAGTCCAAGTGATCTGGTTGGGCCAGAAGAGGTGATCTGATGTCTACGCTTTCAGACCTGAGAACGAGAGCTCGACAACGTGCAGATGCTGTCGGCAACAATTTTTTCTCTGACTCAGAGGTTGATGGTTACATCAATACTGGGCTGGGGGAGTTGCACGATCTGCTCGTTACGAAGTTTGAAGACTACTATGTCAACAATCTCTCTTTCTCTCTGGAAGCAGACAAGAGCACCTATAACTTCTCAGCCATTGGCTTGAATGACTTCTACAAATTGCTTGGTGTTGACGCTGTTCGGGGAGGAGATTCGATTCGTGTAAAGCGATTCTCCTTCCCTGACCGCAACATGTTCCAGGCCGACGTGGCTCTCTACAATAGTAGGGGATACGCAGACTATGAATACTCTATTCGCGGGAATGCTCTGGAGTTTATTCCAACGCCCACCTCGGCGGACACGATTAAGATCTGGTACGTTCCTCAGTTTGCCAAACTAACAGAAGACTCTTCCTCGGTTGATAGCAGAATCATGCTCAACTGGGAGGAGTACGCAGTCCTCGTTGCAGCAACAAAGATGCTGCAAAAAGAGGAAACATCTACAGCCGCACTAGAGAGAGATCTCGATAGAATCACAGCAAGAATTGAAGACGCTTCTCGAGAGAGAGACGTCGGGGAGCCTTTTGGGGTTACCGATGAGACATCGGGAGCTCTTCCTTATTCTCGCTGGGGATTCTAATGACTCTTCGAAGATTCGAGCGAATCCATGCTACTGACCCAGATCTCAATAGGGTTCAGGAGAGGCTTCAGGATGCCCTGTTTCCTGTCACGGATGCCTCAATCATTGATGGCAAGCTCCTTACTGATCTAGACCTAGCTTCCGGAACCACCTCGATAATCTCACACGGCCTTGGTCGAGACATTATTGGCTGGATTGTGGTAGGCAAGAACGCTGCTCAGCACGTTTACGATGTCCAGTCTTCAAATGATGATCCAGACAAGTTTCTCTATCTCACTGCTGGCGGTACAGTTACCGTAGATCTGTGGGTGTTCTGATGGCATTACAGAAAAAGCTAGTAAGCATTCCATTTAATGTCGGTGCCGATACCAAGACTTCTGACATTGTCATGCAGCCCGGCCAACTGGAGGTTCTCGAGAACGCTGTCTTTGAGAAGACTGGCAGGATTGAGAAACGTAAAGGATGCTCAACTGTAGAATGGAGCAGGTCTGATGGTGATGTTCCAGCAGGAAGCTATGCCTACAGGGATAACCTCATAATAGAGGGGGATGATTCTCTAATATCCCTTGTTGGCTCAGATAACGACACTGTTGTTCTTCAGTCCGGCAGGAACAATTTTATTGAATCTGAGATTTTTCACGCAACAAAGGGTGCTGGCCACCATCAGCAAAATGCATCAATAGCAATTAGCCATAGTGGTGATTATATCGCTATTGCCTGGACCCAGGCATACTTCAACTACACGACTTACAATGTGAACTATGAGTATGGGGTCTCTATTTTAGATGCCGTTACTCACACAATCGTTAATTCAGGCAGAGTAATCTATTCCGATGCTAGGGCCGATAAGGTTCATCCGGGGAAGATTAAAGTTGTAGCCCATGCTCAAAGCGATGAGGCCGATGATAACTTTGCAGCTTATTATGAATATGTGGATGGCAGCGGAAACATTGAGCTTAGAAAGACGATTTTCAAGCATTATGATTCCGCTCTAACCGGCACAAGTGTCATCGTAGTTGCAGACACATCGACCTACAGGCAGACAGCTGCCGAGGCTAGCTTCGATGTTGTTGAGCATAAGATATCGGTAGCCGCTGATTACAGGAAAGTCCATATTGTCTTTACTGAGTACAATGGTGGCCATTCAGCTAGATACTATCTTGATACTAATGGGACATTATCAGAAACTCAGGATTTCGCTCAATCTGGAGCAATGACCCAACTTGTAGCTTATCGATCAGACGCGGGTGGAACCGCTCGATTTTATTTCGCCTTTGCAGTTGGAGTGACTCTCTCGATTCGACAACAGCAAGAAGCTGCCTCGGGTACAGATCAATACTTAGCCACTCACAGTGTGGGTAGTGGTTTGACCGTTATCGAGAGTGGGGGGTTCTGTGACTCTGAGGACGGAACTAAGGTCGAATATTTCACAACAGTTGGAACTAGCTCTGCAACATTTCAGTCAAAAACTTCCCGCTATCAGATAACGCCAGACGGTACAGGTCTCAACACATACAGTGCGCCCCTGATGCTCAACTCATGGACACCTCTTGGGCCATTGAAAACATCAAGCTCTCTTCAGTATTTCATGTGCCATGAGAATAGAAATACTGACGATAATGACACATTTCTCCATACTCCAGTTGCATGGACCGATACCGCAGATGCTCCCCCTTGGCTTCTTGGATGGATTTACCGGAGCATAGTTGGCTCAACTTTTCGGCAGGAGCTTATCCGATCTCATGTGAATGGCGTTTCTACGAGATTTGTCAGCGATGGTACGCATTCCTATTCAGCCCTGCCTCGAACAACAAATGTTCAGACATTTGCAGATGGCTCTGGCGGTGTAACAACTGCAATAAACAGTTCTTGTCATCTAATTAAAATCACCAACGTAAGACCGACACATGAGACACCTAGGACGCAGCTTGGTGGGCAGCTGTTTATTGCACCGGGCTGCATCAAGGCAACAAGCGGTGACAAGATTCATGAAGCTGGATTCTTTTATAAGCCGAGCATTAAGGTTGTTGAGGCAGCAGCGGGAAGCCTTACTTCTACGGGGGTATATAAATACAAAGCCGTTTGGGAGTGGGAGGATTCCTATGGAAATCTTCACAGATCGGAGCCGTCAGATGTTGAAAGCTTGACGCTTACGAGTTCAAATACAGGGGTTACGATTACATCAGATTGCTTATCAGCCACTATGAAGGGTGGTGTTAGCCTTGTTATTTATCGAACTCAAAATGGTGGCTCGATTTACAACAAGGTCGCAACACTGAGCAGTTTAGCCATGGCGTCCCCCACCGCGATCCCAGCAATATCTCACATAGATAAGCTCTCTGATGCTAATGCGGCTACTGGTGCATATCTTTATACAGAGGGTGGAGAACTCGCCAATGTTGCCCCACCCGCTTCTCGATATGTTGAATCTCATCGAAACAGAATTTTTGCCATAACCGAAGATAATCGTATTTGGTTCAGCAAGGAATATGAAAATAAGATTGGCCTTGGATTCAGTGACGAGTTTCAGATTCCAATGGATGGCCTTGACCATGACAAACCAACAGCTCTTTGCAGCTCGGGAACAGAGCTCTATATCTTTAGAGAGAACTCTACATGGTTAATTAGCGGTGAAGGCCCCTCGAAGACCGGTGTTGGAGAGTTCTACAAGCCACGTCAGGTAAGTGCCAATATTGGTGCCCTAAAAGGTAGCACAACGTTTTACAGCGATAGTGGTATTTACTTCCAGAATACTCGAGGAATCTTCAGTATCGGGCAAGAGGGGATTCAGTATGTTGGGGCACCGGTTGAAGACCTCGTGGGTGATAGCAGGGTAATAGCTATTCGACACCACCAGAAGACAGAGACCATTAGGTTTGCGCTTTCAGACAAAGTCCTCGCCTATAATTATCGCTACAACACCTGGTCTAACTACACATACAGCCTGTCTGAAGATGAAGTAATCGTTGGCATGGAATGTCTCAATGACATTATTCAGATTGTTACCAATCAGGATAATATCCTAAAAGAGGATTCTAGCTACAAGGTTGGCGCCAACTACATTGTTCTCAAGATGAGAACAGGCTGGATATCATTTAATGAGATTCAGGGCTTTGGTAGGGCTTACCGCTTTGCGCTTCTGGGTGAGAGCCGGGACAAGCATGTCCTGACTGTGAAAGTCTATTACGACTATGACGATAGCGCTGCGGTGGACACTTACGAATTTACTACCAGCGAAGCCGCTGATGCCGTTCTCCAATTTAGGGCTCATCTATCTAAGCAGAAGTGCCAGGCTGTGAAGTTCGAGATTTACGATGCAGACCATGACAGCGCCTCTGTGGGTGACGGGTTTGCCATTGACCAGATTACGATTGAGGTCGGAACGAAGAAGGGCATCTTCCGAACAGCTCAAACGACGAATACGATAGGAGCAAGCTAATGGCTTACGAAGGCGAAAGCGAGTACGAGGAGGAAGCCGAGCAAAGACGGAGAGAGGCAGAAGCTGCCGCCGCAGCCGCCCACGAGCCAGGCGAAGGCGAGTCTCAGCCGGGGAGTGAGGCTGCTGCTGGTGTTGATCCTGAAACTGGCGAAGAGATTGATCCCCCTGGCGGATACCAGGAAACGCCTGGCGGTATGACGTGGGGCGTCGATCAGCAAGCTCCCGATGTAACCCTTGGTTATCAGACAACCGGCCTTGGCGGGTCTCAACTTGGTGATACCTACCTGGAGGCAATGCAGGCCATCTCTGGGAGGGATGACGCAAGCCTTCGAGGTGCCGGCATGCAGGCCGCAACAGGCCCGGATGCAGGTGTTGCGAAGGCTGCGCAAGCGGGTGCATTAGGTCACGAGTATTTTGACCCGGCGGAAGTGGTGACCGGGACACACCCATACCAGTACGCCAAGGTTGGCGCCGTGGACCCAGCCGTAGGGGAGCGCGTTAAGGGTCCAGGGGCCATGCCCACGGCGAGAGTCGAAGGGGTTGCTGGACCTGGGGCGGCAGACGTTCGTCAAGCGTGGGAGACTGGTCCATCTGCAACCGTTGCGGGCATTGACCAGTTTGCTGGCGCTGATGTTGGTGACACTGACGTTTTTGGTGGTGCCCAGTTTGCTGGCGCTGATGCTTTCGGTGGTGCTCAGATCGGTGCAGTGGATGCCTTCGGCGGTGCCCAGATTGATCCTACTGATGTCTTTGGTGGCGCTCAGGTTGGTCCCGTTGGGGGCCCCACTGCTGCGGAGATATTAGTTCAAGACCAACAGGGCCGAGAGGCACAGCTGTCTGGCATCGATCAACTTCAGTTCCTTGCTGGTGGCGCAGAATCTCGCGCATTGCAGCTTCAAAGAGAGAGGGGCCTTCGCGAAGTAATGGCGATGATGGCCTCCCAGAGAGGAGTGCCGACTTCTGCTATTATGAGAGAGGGTATTCGCGGGCAGGAGAATGTTGACAGGGCTATTGCCGAGGCTGCGGCCAACCAGCAGCTTCAAGCAATTCAAGCCCTCGGTCAGCAGGGTGGCGCAATGCGTCAGCAGGATATTGGTCTTGCAGGGCAGCAGGCCCAGTTCCAGCAGCAAGCTGGTCTCACTGGCTTCGAGGCGGGTGCTCAGGCCCAACTTGCTCAAGCAGGATTTACGCAGCAAGCAGGCCTAGCAGGTGCAGCGCAACAGGCTCAAACGGCAGCGCAACAGGCACAACTCACGCAGCAAGCGGGTCTGGCCGGTACTGGGATGGAACATCAGACTGCCTTAGCCCAGGCTCAATTAGGCCAGCAAGCCGGGTTAACCGGGGCGGAAATGGCGCAACAAGCAGGTCTGGCCCAGGCCGGCTTTCAGCAGCAGGCAGGCCTTGCAGGTAGCGCGCAGCTAGCGCAGCAAGCGGCTCAGCAAGCAGCGCTTACACAACAGGCTGGCTTGGCCGGTCAGGATATCTCAGCCCAGCAGGCTCAGGCCAGTGCTCAATTTGCACAGCAGACTGGTATAACTCAGGCTCAACTGAATGTTGAGCAGCAGAATCTTCAAGCCCAGTTAGATCAGCAGTCGCGCAACCTTGGGGCCCAGATGGCGCAAGAGGCAGCAATGGCTGATGCTCAGTTTGAGCAACAGGGCTACATGACCGCTGCGGACTTGGAAGCTCAGTCAAGAAGACAAGAATCGGCGCAGATGCAGCAAGCTGCCATGGCTACCTTCCAGTCAGAGGTTGACCGGGCTCAGCAGACATCGGGATTCCAGCAACAGGCCCTGATGACTAAAGCCGATAATGATTTTCAGGCAGCAATGGCAGACGCCCAGTTTGCTCAACAGGCAAATCTGACCGAGAATGAGCTCGAATCTACTAGAAGACTCGAGAATGCGGGGCTGAATACTCAAGCAGCAATTGAAACGGCAAGGATGGAAACAGAGGTCAACTCGGTTGCCGCACAGTTCCAGCAACAAGCCAACCTGACAAACGTTGAGCTTGAGTCAGAGAGGCAGCAGGCTGAACTTCAGGCGAACGTGCAACTTGAGGCTCAGAGAGACTCAATGATGGCGAGCTTGCTTGGAATGGGCTTAGACTTTGAGACTGCCCGAATGCAGGTGGATGGAAACCTTGCTCTGGAGAGATCTAAGATTCAACGCGATTACTACCTTGGTAGAATGGGCGCGAGGACTGAACTTGGTCGAGCTCTCATCGAGGGCACTGGCTGGTTCGAGGGTGAGATGGAGCAGGTCGAAGATAACATCTATGCAATCGACTACATTCTATCGGGCGGAGCCGAGGCCTCTCCGCCGACACCGGCTGGGGGTGGAAGTAGTGATGACGGTACAAGTGAAGGTCAGGTTCATTGAGGAGAGTTGAATGCCCAAGAATACAGATAATGCGCAGTACAGGAAGCAGCTTGCTAGAAATAGATTCATGGAGCTGCTCAACAACCGAGGGCAAGTATCCGATGATGATCTGATGCGCTCAGCGTACATGCTTGGTGGTGAGTATGCTGGTCTGAATTTTGACACTGCTGAGTATCACTTGCCCAAGGGCTCATTTAGGGAGGACGCTCTCCCCGGTGGTGGGACCAGGGGAAGACGCTTGCCCGGTGGCTACGATCAAACGGTTTCCTCGTTAATGGATTTGGACCAATCGGTTTCATCGGTTGCCCGTCCTCTTCGGGGCCACGAGAAGCATGTTCTTTCTGACAGCGGCCCCCGCCAGCTTCAGACTCCTTATCTAGATCCTCATCGATCTCCCCAGTATGAGGGGCAAGATCCTGTTTACCGAGGGAAGACTCCTCAATTCAGCCTCGGAACTATCGACCAGCTCAAGATGGATAAGCCCAGTCCCTTCGACCCAACCGGTCGAGGACCAGTGGGACAGCGAACATACGAGCAGCGGGAGGGCATGGCGAAGGAGAAGATTGCAGGCTTAAACCTTTCCGATGTTGGCAGGTTCACCAAGCAAGGGCTGGAGGCCTTTGGTGAGGTTGCTCCTCTCATGCAGGCCAGGGGAAAGACCCAACTCCAGAGAGCCGTGATGGATAAAATCACCGGCAAGATGCAGATCGAAGCATCTAGGAAAATGGTCGAGCTTGGCTTCAAGCAATTCAATAAGGCCGCAGAGGCCGCAAAGACGGCTGCCTTTGGTGTAAAGATGGCCTCTCAGAATCCCATGCTTTTAGCTGATCGAATCCCTACTGCTTCTACGACAATCCTTGATGCCCTCAACCAGGTTCAAGACATGGATACTAACACTGCTGAAACCTTCTTGGGCTGGATGAGCGACCAGGGTGGAGCAGAGGGCAGGTCAGCCCTTGAGAATGCGGCGACAGAGCTCAGTGCTGCTCAGGAATCACTGGCCGCAGATGTGGCTGGCATTGGGGTGAGTATGGGCAGAGAGGCCGGGCGAGGTCAGGGCGATATCGGCGGAGCGGCGGCGAGGACAGGGGCGGCATTTGCCGGAGCCAAGGGCGGAGCGGCTATTGGTGGAGCGCTTGGTGCGATGACTGGACCGGCGGCACCTGTTATGGCACCTGTTCTCAGCTTTTTTGGTGGAGCGTTGGGTGGCATGGGTGGTGCTGCGGCTGGAAAGAAGCTGGCCCCTGTTGCTGGTCAGAAGGGTGGTCAAGAGATTGCTCGACCTGAATCAGGGCTAGGCAAGAAGCCTACAATGGATGAACTCATGGAAGGTGGGCAGTAGTCATGGCTGATGAACTGGATGATACACCGTCTGCGGAATCTGTGCTTCTACCAGAGCTTGCCAAGGAGCAGGAGGAGGCCAAGGCAGAGGCCGGAGGACCGATCCGCGCATCGTATCCGCCTGTTGAACAGCCCACATCTGCAAGTCAGAGGATATACGATCCAGGCCGCAGAGCGGGAGATCCCTTCAAATATTCTCGGGATCTTCGTCTTCAGGCCGGAGTCTTATTTCCGCACAGTCAAGAACTACAGCAAGAGTATCTAGAGAGAGGGAACCAACAAATTGCCTCGCAAGCGCTGCATCTTGATGAGCAACTGTTTGACCCCGATAAGGGCTTTCTCACGAAAAGCCCCGTCAATTACTCGTGGAACCTTCTTAATCTCGCGAAGGAAGAAGAGGCAGACAGGAAGAAGTTTGCCGAATTGCACGGCAAGAAGATGAAGCTCATCGCTGGGCATCAAGCAGAGCTCGCAGGGTTTGAAAAGGAAAATCTCGGTTTGCAACTGGGTGCCCTTCAGCATCAGGTAGACTTTTCTGATGCCATGTCTAAGTCTTTAGGCAATCAGCTAGAGCAGGCTGAAATGCTCCAAATGAAATATCAGCCTCTCGAAGATAAGTTCATGACGCTGATGGAGAGAATCTATACGGGGATGGATCACGCTCTCGAGGGCGGAACTATTTTTGATACCGTTGATACTACGACTGAGTATAACCCGAGTACAGAGCAATGGGAAACCAGGGAGGATGCCAGCGCGAGTGGAATTGCTGCTGTTAGTGTGGCCTCTCTCGGCATTATCGCAAATTTCGCTTTGACAATTGCGAGTGAGGGAAAGGTCCCCATGATCGCCGATCGTCTCGTTTTCGGAATCGCTGAGAATTCTCTGAAGAAGCAAAAAGAGAAGATAGAGAAGTATCGACATGCTGGGAAAGCCATAAATACTCTTTATGGAACCTTGCTTGGTCAGCTTGAGAGTGAGCGAGCGGCGGATAGCGCTTATTTTGCTGCCATCAATAAGAGGCTTGAGTTTGATTTTACCAAGAAGGCGGCAGGAGCAGAGTCAGAGGTTATGAAGAATGCCTATCTTATTGCCGCAGAGCGCACGAAGATACAGAGGGAGAAGGACGAGGTCGTCTCTCTCCAGGCTCTTCAGTCTCACGCTATACAGCTAAGGAATGCTGAGAGACAGCATCTTGCTAATGCTAGCCAGTCTCAGTCCCAGTGGAGAAGCGACGAGGCCAAGCGTCTCGAGGGTCTTCGCATGAGGGTTTCTCCTCCTGACGAGATGGCGTCGGAAAGAAATCTCGACCTAAAGACCAAAATATTTACTCAGGCAGAGAGAAAGAACGTCTCAGATTTTACAGTCTCAATGGACTACTTCACGAAGGCTCTCGTTCTGATTGAGGAGCTTGAGAACAAGTACGGTACAGAAGAGGTGGGCCCCGGCTCTGCTTTGATTAACAAGATCAAAAGATCGGTAAACGTTAAGTATACCGAGCTTCTGGGGCCAATGACTCCAGAGTATGCTCTCAGCCACTTCGGTAAGATGTCTGCGCAAAAGCATGGTCGAGCAAATGATTCCGCCAACCTGGCTGTTCAAGAGATGCTGCACTGGATTGCAATGTTCTATGAAGGAACAGAAGACCTATCTACGGTGAAGTTTAAGATTGCTGGATTTCTCGGTGACCAGCTAAAAGCTCAGTCCCAGAATTATAACCTGTACAAGAGAAGCGGAAATCCGAAAGCAATTGTACTCGGCGAGGCATTAATGGGCGCAACGAACAAGGTTTATGAAAACGCCGATGAGCTTGCCGAGATCGTGATGGATCCAGAGACAAGCGGAGATGCTTGGCGGGATTACTTTTTCAGGGCTACAACGGATGAGAGGCTCATCGAGGGTTTCCGCGGAAATCTCTACAAGGAGCTGAATAGGCCTCTAACGGGTGATGGAGCGAGGTGGTAAGAGATGGCGAAGCGTAGGCTCCTCAATGAGAAAACAGGAGTGCACGAGCCTGTCGACGACAGCTTCGTGGATAAGTATATCAATCAAGGTGGCTATCGCTTCGAGAAGGGGGAGAAGGTTCCTGTCCAGTCAGGTGGGAACGCTTATCTTCTCTTAGACCCCGACGAAGCCCTCAACTACATTCGCACGGGCAATGCCCGCTATATGAGCTTCGAGGAGTATGAGCAGAAGAGAGAGGAAGTAGACTTCACTGACTTCGGTGGAGACATGGCTGCGGCTTCTCTCGGCATGGTTGAGTATATCGGGACGCCGTTGGCCAC